AAAAAAAATTATGATTTAAAAAAATAAAATCTTGATTATAAATAAAATGAATAACAACAACATCAATAAAATTAACATAGATGATTTCGCTGAAAACACTGAAGCAATTTCAATCACTTCTATAATGAAAATGTATGATATTGACATTAATAATTTAAGTGATAAGAAAAAAATTTCTAAAATGTTTAAGGAAAAATTCAGATCATATACACCTCAAAAAAAGGACGTTGAAAGAGTAATTCACTTCTATTGTATCCATAAGGATGAAATAGAAAATAATCAACAAACATCCAATGAATTTGAAGAAAAAAATTATTTTGAACAAAGAAAATTAAATAAAAATCTTGTGGTTATTAAAAAACATTTAAATAGTGAATTTTATAGTATGAAATTAAATAATATTTCTGCTAAAATTATTCTTTGTAAATCAAAAACTGGGTTAAAATATAATGATATTCATCTTAAATTAGTAGGATACGAAAAACTTCTTTATAATGATAAAGGATTTTGTGATATTCAATTTTTTCCATTTGTTCTAAAAGGACACAACAAAGAAAGAATTTTACAAAGCGAGAGTATAATTGAATTACTACCAAATACCTTAAAACAATATATACATTTAGATGTTGAAAATCACGATTTATTTTGTTTTGAAAACGGTATGATGTTTTTTAATAAAGATGATTTTCAAAAATTTGAAGATGGTTTTCAAGATAGATTATTAAACGAACAAAAAGAATTACAAAAAAGATTGGAAGAGAACCATCTTTATTTAGAACAAACTTTAAATGACGAACAATATGAAATGCTAGTTGGAAAACCAAAAACAAAACGTAAGCAAATTATTCAAGAAATTAAATCAAAAGAAATTAAGGAACCAGAAAAAGAAATTGATTTTCAAGCAATTCAAGAAATGATTGAATTAAACCTAAAAGAATATGAAAAAGATTTAAAAATTTCAAAAGATATAAACCATTCAACAAAAGAATTGTTAATTTCATTATGTGAAAAATACAAAGTTGAAATTGAAAATCCTTATCATCCAAGTATAACAAAACAATTTTTAAGCAATAAATTACAAGAGTGTATCCGTCCTAAAAAAGTTGATTATATATATAAAAATTAAATTTAAAATCATTTTTTATATTTTTACTGAAATATAAAAAATTTAAAAAAAATTATATTTTCATTAATAAAAAAATGTCAGTATTAAATGTTCCTTTAGGCAATGAAATAATTCCTATTCAAAAGGTTATTTTACCAACAATCGATATTAACAAACAAAAACAATACGATTTTCTTGCTGGTGTATCTAGTAAAGTTTATAAAAATATTACTGCTAATAGCGCAAGCAATTCAAATATTAGTTTTTCGTATAAACCATCGAGTTCTGTTATTTTATCTCGAGCGATGTATATTCGCTATAAACTAACTTTTACCGTTTCAGGAAATACAGGAGGCGCTCAATTAATTCAGTATGGTTTAGATGATGCTGTTCGTCAATTCTGCTTACAAGAAAATTGTAGTTCAATCACCCTCAAATTAAACGGTAGCAATTTAGAACTTAATCAACCAAATCAAATTTTACCTGCTCTTTTAAGATATACAAACGTTGATGACCAAAATCTTGATTTTAGTTCTTGTGGTTCAATGTTGGACCAATTTCAACAATACGAAGATTATAATACTCTTGGTTTTCAACGTAATCCATTAGGACGAATCGGTGTAAATTCAACACAGCAACCACGCGGTGCTTTAAAAGTTGATTTTGCTTCAAACACAACAACATCTGCTGTTTTTACTGTTGAAATAACAGAACCTTTGTTAATACCATCGTTGCTTTTTAGACACCACCAAACAATGGGTTCTGGTTTTGCTAATGTTCAAGATTTACAATTAAATTTCAATATTAGTTCTTTACAACACGCTCTATCTCATTCTAACAGTCCATCAGCAGGTGTTTTGACAAGCGTTCAAGTCCAATTAAATAATTCTGGTAATGATTTACCTCGTTTATTATTCCAAGAATTGACTCCTGATATGACTCTTTCAAGTGCTGTAATTCAACCTCAAAAAGTTTATAATTATCCTTTTAAGAATATGTCAGTATATGCTTACGACGGTGTTTTCGGTAGTGTTTCCTCAGGATCTACTGCTAGTGGAAATATAAATGCGATCCAAACGGGGTATATCCCAAGTAGTATTTATCTTGCCGTTCAAGAAAGATTTTCCGATAAAACCACAGGTGATCGAAATTGGCGCTCAAGTGATGTTTTTGCTGGTATAGAACAAGTTGGTTTCAGCGTAAATGGAACTGCTTCTATTATGAACGAAGCATTACAAAGTCAAATTTATCAAGTTTGTCAAGAAAATGGTTTAAGAGATAGTTTTACACAATTCCAACAATATGTCGGTTCTCCAATTTTACTTCAAGTTGGTAAAGATATTCCTTTACAGGCAGGTCAAGCACCTTCTCAAGTACAAAATTTCAACTTCCAATTTACAAATCTCACAATTAGAAATTTATCAAACTCAACCAAAAATTATGAAGTAATCGTCGTTTTTGTATATGATAGTATTCTTTCATTATCAAGTTCTCAAGCAGTTCAATCTTCTGGTTTGCTTGATACTGAAAAGGTCGTTATGGCACCTTTCGTTAGTTCAAAAATGATAAATCCAGTTTATGCTGGAAGTTTTTTCGGTAGTTTGTATGACGGTATTAAAGATGTAGTTAATACTGTTGCTCCGATAGTAGGACCTTTAATTAAACCTGTGGCAAGTATCACAAAATCTTTATTGCCAGAAACTGCTCCATTTTTGGGTGCTGTTGGTTTGGGACGAAAAGGTATGAAATCTCGTTTGAAAAAAGGTATGGGATTATCTGGAGATAATTATACTTATGGAGGATCAATAGATGCTACAAGAAGGGTCGGTTATATGGATCGAGAAGAACTTCAAAAAAGATTAGAAGATGAAGAAGATGAAGAATAAAAAATATTTTAACTGTAAATAAATATATTAGAAAAATCTAATATATTTTAAAGTTGTAAATTTTCTTTTTGAATTAATTGACTGACTGCTAATAATAAATTTTCTCTATTTATAGTTTTTTCATCTTCTAAATATGGTTTCATTTTTGAGGAAACTCCAACAGATTTTCCTTTTAAACGAAACTTAAAATTATTATTTTTTCTATCTGGAGATATTAAATAACCCATATCTCTTAATTTTTGAATTATATCTTGTTGTTCTAATATTTCCATATCTTCTTTTTGCTCTAATATTTCCATCTCTTCTTTTTCTTCTTCTAAATCTTCAAATCTTACTTTAGTTTTAGTTTTAGTTATTTTTTTTCTTTTCTTTTCTCTATCAACTTCAATTTTAGTATTAAAAATTTCATCTACTAAACCACCGTATAAAGATGTTGGTTTTCCTAAAACTTTTGATAATAATTGGTCCAAAGATAATTTTCCAGAAATTCCAAGTTTAGCAGGTAAATAACCATCTTCATCTTTATAATTATCATAACATTGTATTGCTTTTTTATCTGCTTCTTGAATCATTAAAGCACGTTTCTTTTCATCCTTTTCGTTTTTTATATTTTCATATTCTAAATCGTGTATTTTACTACAATTATCAATATCATTGTATGGTTTAAAATTTCGTGTTCTATCGTTTAAAATTGTTCCTGGACCAGAAAAATTATGACATCCCCAATGTAATTCGTTATCTTCTAAAGGACGTGATTTTCCAGAACAAAATAATCGCCTATAAAAATTAGCGACGTTTTTAAAATTCTTCTTAGAAGAAGTTAAAAAATCTTTTAACTTATCAAATAAACCATTTCCGCTTTTATTCATTTTTTGCATGGAATATAATAAAACTCCTCCTTTAATCAAGTTTGTTTGAGTTCTATTTTTTTTCATTATATGTTGTATCATAGAATTTAATTGATTATTATATATTTTAATTAAATCATCTCTTTTTAAAGATTTGTTTATTGATTGGTTATGAACTTCTTTAAACATTTTAAGAATAGTTCGTAAATCTTTGTTTTTTAGGTAAGACATTTTTTATTTTCTTTAAGAAAATAAAAAAAAATGAATAATGAAAAATCTATTATTGAAATTCTAATAAAGAACTCAAACGAACTTAATAATAAAATTGAAAATTTTAAAAACTTAGAAAAAGATTATATGGATAAAAATGCTAAATTATCAATTGAATTAGTTGAAACAAAAATTAAGTTGGATGATGCTCTTAATAAAATAAAACAATTAGAAGAGGAAAAAAAAGAGGAAAACGATGAACCTGTAAAAAAAAAATTGAGTTATGGCGATTTTTTAGAAAGAAAAAACAGATTGTCAAAGACTTGGAAAACATTAGACGATTATCACAAGAAAAAAGAGAGCAAGTTAAAAGAACCGACGATAATACAAAAAATAGATTAAATAAATTATGTGAAAATTTTAGTTGTGTATGTTCTCCGAGAATTTCAGTCTCTGGTTCAATGATTTAATCTTTTAAAAATCTAACTTTATAACCATACATTTTAAATATATCATCAGCACTTTCTTTTAAGGTTTTCTTATTCCATAATAAATTTTTGCTCCAAAATCCTGATGTATTTGGATCATTCCAATCTTCATTTTTTATATGACGAGAAATATATCTTGATTTTCTTAATTCATCTTTATGAATGGTATAATCTTCATATCTATTATCTCCAAAATGTACTGATTTAGAAGTAAATATATTTGGATATTTATCTTTAGGTAAAATAGCAACCCATTTTTTATTTGCTCTATTTGATTTTCTAATATATATAATTGGCATTTTATTATATATATCAATTATTTTAATTATAAAAACAACACCATAAAATTTAACTTGTCATCCAATTTAAATATACTGCTCTTACTCCGGACGTCGATCCTATAGTAAAACTGAGATGATTAGGACCTCTATAAAAAATTGCTGTTCCGGTAGAACTGTTTAAATCACAGTGTCCGTTTGATTGATTTGGAGGTGTTGGATTACTAACCGTATCAAAACTAACAACATAAAAATTACTTGTTGTAGATGGTAGAAATCTTGTTGGGACTAAATTAGTTATTGTTAAAGGACTATTATTACCAGAAACAGAAATTTCTGGTAAATACATAGAAACCATTTTTCCACAGCGAATAAAACGAACACCTGATAATGTTAAAGGGGAAACTCCTCCTGAAACAATAACATTTGGGATTATAACATCTTCATAATAATCTAAATTGCTTGCGGTGTATCCAACGACATTATTATACAATTTAATACCATTTTTATCTTTAGAAATTTCAACACTATCAACGCTTTTTTCATCTTGAATTTTAAGATTTGTTTTTGATTTTAAAAAAGCATTTTGAGATAAATCAATACCCAAAGAAAAATCATTGTCATTTAAACCATTTTCAAAAGATAAAAGGCAATCTGAATTTCCAACAACTTTAAGTTGAGTTTCTCCTCCTACGTTAGAAAATCTAACATAATCTACAGGATTTAATAGTGTATTTCCTATATTTAGAGGCATTGTTAAATTTGTTTCTGTGCCAGAAATTCTCATTTTTTCAGAGGAATTTGCTACAATTCCTAATGTTTGATTAGCAGGTTTGTATAACCCAGTATTTACTGAAGTTAAAAATTTTAAGGAAGGATTTGAAACAGTTCCGTTATTAATAAAAATACTACCATTAACTTCTAAATTATTATTGACTTCTAAATCAGTAATTTCGGTCGCTATTGAATATAGATTATCCACCTCTAAATTTGACATAGAACAAGGTGGAATAAATTTATTTGGAAAAACCATATAATTCATTTTTTATAATATTACAAGATTTATATTATAAAAACTTATTTTTTTTCAATCCAAGTATAAGGAGTATTTTCTCCTTTTAAGATTACATTAGTTTTATCAACTTCTGTTATTATATCTAATCTTTTACCAAAAACAATCCACGAAAAATCGCATTTTTTATCGCTTGAAACGAAAAAAATACCATTTTCTATTTTTGTAGTTGATATTTTTGGGAAATCATCAAATATATTATTACAATATGGAGTTATTTGAATTGAAAAATCTTTAAAGGACTTTGTATATGTTGGTAATATTATTTTTTTATAGAATTTTTTTGCCTCTTTATCATAATCATCTGTTGTATCATTTCCTCTATAATAAACACCTGCTTCTGGTCCCTCTAAACAAGAATGAACGAGATATTTATTTTCATATTCTGGATGTTGAATAACAAAAGTTTTAGTGCTATTATAAACAAGTTCTTTTGTAGATGGGTTGTATGTAATAGTATTATTAAGAGGGTCATTATCATTTCTAATAGGATCGATATACAACGAATTTGTATTTATTGTATCTAAATCAACCCCGCTTGAATTTATAACAATCGTGTTGTTATGTTGGTTATTGCGACCAGCAAAATCTCCGATCGCAATACAATTATTTCCTTGGTCGTTTTGTGCTGTAGCAAAACCAATTGATATGGAATTATTTCCTTGATTATTTTGTCCTGATGCGAACCCAATTGCTACACTTGAATCTCCTTGATTTAATTGTCCTGCTGATAAACCGATCGACGTGCTATATTGACCTTGATTTTCTCCACCAGCATTTGAACCGATCGCAACGCTTCCTTCTCCTTGATTAACATAACCAGAAAAAGTTCCTATTGCTAAACAAAAATTACCTTGATCGATAAAAGCAGTTTGTGATCCTAAACCAACAGAATTGTTTCCTTGATTTGACAACCCCGATTGATTTCCAATCGCAATGCTTTCTATTCCTTGATTATTTTGACCGCATCCGTATCCTAGACAGACGCTATTTTGACCTTGATTATTTCCAGATTCTCTTCCGATCGAAACAGAATTATTTCCTTGTAAATTTTCACACGCTTTATAACCAATTGCTATGCCGTAATCACCTTGTCCTGTTTTTCCGGCATCAGATCCAATATGAACTTTTTCTCTCCCTGAATTATATTTATTTTCATTATTATTCCAAAATAAATAATCGCTGTAAGATACGCCATCTGGGATTACTATTTTTGGTGTAGGATCATTATAAGATATATTTAAAGTTGATGGATTCCAAAAAATTGGTGGTGTCGCATTAATGCTATTAATTTTTTGGGCGTCTTGTATTAGAGTATTAACATTTGTATTATTTATAGTGTTTAAATTCATACTATTAAAAGATACCGGAGGTATAAACGTATTTGGTGAAACGCATTCATTCATTTTTATATTAAGATAATATAAAAATTTTTATAATCTATCTTCAAAAGTTAAATTTTCGTTTTTAAATATTTCTTTTGCCCTATTTTTAAGTTTATTGTATATTATAGTATAAAAATTTATATTTAAATTTTGTATTGTTTCTGTTATCCTAAAATGAATAATTGGATTTTTTCCTAGTTGATAAGAATGTAAATTTTTATATCCTATCGATGAAGCACCTATTTCGTATAAACCAGTTAATTTATTTTTATATACTTGAAATTCGCCTTTAATTGTAAAATATACATTTTGTAAAGTAATAGAATTATCTAATTCAATTTCTTCGTTAATAATAAAACCCATTTATTATATAGAAAATATAAAAATTTCACATTTTAACAAAAAAACAAACCTTTTGAGAATAAACGACCCCGTTTGTTTCAAAAAAACGATTTTTTTTTATCTTGTAATTAAGTAAAGAAATGTCAAAAATCAAAAAATCAAACTTAGATAAGCATATAGAATTATCAAATTATAAAATTGAAGATGCTAAGAAGCATAAAATTGATTTAGAAACAGGGCAAGGTAAAAAAGTGATCGGTTATTGCCGTGTATCTACAGATATTCAAGCAAAAGAAGGAGATAGTTTGGACGCTCAAAAAGAGAATATTGAACGATATTGTAAAAATAAAGGTTTAATACTAGTTAATGTGTTAAAAGAATGTATTTCAGGTGCCCTACAACCCGAAAAAAGACCTCTCTTTAGTCATATTATGAGGGAATTAAACCAAGGAAATATTGACGGAATTGTTATTTTTAAATTAGATAGATTAAGTAGAAGCATAAATGATACTATTAGATTAATGTCTCTTTTCAGTGAGAAAAAATGGTTATTTTATGAGATAAAAAATAATTTAAGTACAGAAGGTGCTTTGGGTATGTTTACCATACATCTATTTTCTGCCCTAAATCAACTTGAAAGAAGTATAATTCAAGAACGTGTCAATGAAGTAAATGATTATAGATTACGAAATAATTTACAACGAGGGATGGTTCCTTTTGGTAAAGATTTACAAATAGTTGATGGCGTTAAATTACTAGTTGATAATCCCGAAGAACAAGAAACCCTAAGAATGTTAAAAGAATATCGTGAGGAAGAAGTTATTGGAAAAAACAAGAAAAAAAGACCACATTCGTTTCAAGAATGTGCTCTATATTTGACACAAGAAGGACGAAGAAATAAATTTGGAAGTATTAATTGGTATGCTACAAATTGTAGAAGGCATTATTACGGACATTATTTAAGCGGAAAAGGAAATACAAAACAAAATAAAGAAGAAGAAAAAGAAGAAGAAGAAGAAGAAGAAAAAGAAGAAGAATAAATTATATATTTTAATTCTAAATATATAATATATTTTAAACGTGATATGATACAGAAAATTTATTCCAACCAGAATTTGGTTGTACTCCCCATCCGGAAGATGGTGTATAACCAAAAACAAGAGATCCATCTGATTTTACTTCTAAAATACCTACTTCATTGACTCCGTTTTCGGTTGTCAATGGAATACATAAATATACTGTTGCCGAAGGTCTAAATGGTTCTTCGAATGTTGATGCTGGGATAGATACTGCCAAACCATCTGTGGTTCCTGAGATATCCGAAATTGTTAAATTGACAACATTACCTATACGAGTAAATTGTAAATCACAAGTTTCAGGGGTTGAAAAACCACTTAAAGTTATTGAACTATATGTTTTTTCTTCGTATGCTGTCAAATTAGATGGTACGTAATTTGTTATACTTGGATTATTTATACTGAGACCATTTCCTGCTGTTTTATTAAGTTGAATACTCTGTACAAAATTTTCATCAACTAATTTTAAATTTTGTTTTAAACTCATAAAATTTTCATT